TGAGGGCGAGGATGCGGCGTCTGTCTACAGGGTGACTAATCGCGGAGATACCGTACTGGGTGGCCATATGTTCACTTGCGGCATCTAATGCCGCTTCCCGCGCCTTCCCCACAGCCTCAAGCGCGGCGTCATGTTGCAGGGTCATGGCCTCTAGTTTGGCTTCGAGTTCTTGGATGCGGTCGGCGTCAATCATCTTCTGATCCCTGCGCAAGTATGGGTGGACATACGGGCCTTTACTCATCAATTCCCCTTTCGCGCCGGGCAGTTCCGGCCCTGATTGCAATCATTAGAGCATGGCGGGCAGGTCTTGTCGGTCATCCTAAAATCCTTCAAGCTTCGGGTTGCTCACAGCGTCCATTGCCCGGCTGTAGCCATCGGCAACCGCTACGCCTGCAAGGGCGATCAGGGCTACCGTTGCAGCCAGCCAAGCGGCGATAAGCCATGCCGGGGCGCGTTTGCGCTGTGCGGGGCGAATAAGCATCGGGCGGGCGGGGGCGTCGAATGTGGGTTTCATTCTGCGGCCCATTCGTTGCGCTCCCGTTCCGCCTCGATTTCATCGGCGCGTCCGGTTTCATCCCAATAAGTCTGGCCGACCTCTTCCAGGCGCTCGATTTCCGCGCGGCCCCAAGCCTCGGCAACTTGGCGGTTTGACAGGATCAACCCGTCAATATCGACGCGCTCGAAATAGACGACATTCGCGTCAAAATCGACGCTGTAAAAGCATTCGAAATCTGCGTCATTGAAGCGGTCAAACTCGACGCATTGGCTGAAATCTGGCATTTGCTGGCTCCCTTGGTTGTGGTGGGGGCCGAAGCCCCCTGTTGGTTATGGCCGATCAAGACCAGCAACGCGCAGAAGCATGTCATAACGGGCATTCAGATCATGAAGTCGATCATAAATGCGCACCATACGAAAGTGCGATACCTTGCCGCGAAGTTCGTTGTTAAGCTTGCGGATTTCTGCGGTTGTTTCTTGGATAGTCATTGTCAGTCTCCCTTGTGATCTGTACCCAATATGCGCCCACGTTTTGCCCGCGTCAATCGAAAAAGAACACCCGCGCTATTTTTTTATGATTGACGCTACCGGGGCCGCGTGTATAGTCAGGCTATGGAAAAACTCAGAACATACCTTTTTGAACATCGCCTAACGCAGGCAGAATTTGCCATGCGGATCGGGCTAACCCAAGGGGCTATCAGTTCCTTTATGAAACAAAAGACAAAGCCGTCATTGCGCACGGCTCTGGCTATCGACAAAGCAACCGCTGGCGCAGTGCCGCCTTCCGCGTGGGAGGATGAGGTTTGAGCAAGTTGCGCGTTCTTGATCTTTTCAGCGGCATCGGCGGCTTCTCTCTTGGCCTTGAACGCACGGGCGGGTTTGAAACCGTTGCATTCTGCGAAATTGAGCCTTTCCCGCGAAAGATATTGGCAAAGCACTGGCCGGAGGTTCCTCAGTATGAAGATGTTACCAAACTCACAGGCGACATTCTGGCAAGAGACGGAATTGCCGTTGATGTCATCACGGGCGGTTTCCCATGCCAAGACATTAGCACAGCAGGAAAGCAAGCTGGCCTCGGTGAAGGCACCAGAAGCGGCCTATGGTCCGAAATCGTCCGACTTATTGGCGAGTTACGACCCCGTTACGTCATCGTGGAGAACGTCTCAGCGCTGCTTTCTGGCCCAAGCGAAAAACGAGGCGGATGGTTTGGCCGAATACTCGGAGACTTGGCCGAGTGCGGGTATGATGCGGAATGGGAAAACATACCGGCGTCAGCCTTGGGCGCTCCCCATCGCCGCGAGCGCGTCTGGATTGTGGCCTACGCCGTGGAAGTCGGATCACAAGGGAGCGACATCACCGCTCGCGGCGGGAAAGGCTGCGGCCCGCGGTTACTCCCCGAACTTGCCAGAGTGGGCAACGGCAACGGCGGCGGGGCTTTGGCCGACACCAACAAAATCAGACGGCCCAAAGTGGGGTTATCATATCAGCAAGGAAAATGCGGAGAGCAGGAAGTCGAGGGGAAAGCAAATGATGTTGTCCCACGCAGTCAGCATAAATTCAGAGGATGGTGGGAAGCTGAACCCAACGTGGGTCGAGGGATTGATGGGCTTTCCACATTCATGGACGGAGATTTGAGCGATGCAGCGAAAAAACGAGCCTCAGAAATCTTGCGCAACATGCAACTCTGCGATGACCCGCAAGAGGTATGGGAAGCGGCTGGAGGACTTAACGGCGTTTCACAGCCGGAAATATTGCTCGCTTTCCTGTGCGAATACGAAGCCAGAAAAGACAGCGGACGGCTGGCGGTGGAACGCGAGGAAGCATGTGAGCAATGCTTGCGAGGCATGTGGCAGCACATTGAACTTGCACGTTCATCACTGCAATCACGACATAACGGACAACACTCTGACGAATTTGCAAACGCTCTGCGCAAGCTGTCATGGGGTTCACCATCACTCTACCCGCAGGCTTGGAAATCAGGTGTCTGGGAGGATGGCGTCAATCGCGTAGCTCATGGGGTTCCCAACAGATCACACCGCCTTGCCGCCCTCGGAAACGCCGTAGTTCCGCAGATCCCCGAACTGATCGGGCGCGCAATCCTAGCCGCTGAAAAGGAAAACACATGACCCCATCCCATGCCGAAGCCCTTATGTTCGCAGGCATCACGCCGCCCACGTCAGGCACAAAAACAACCTGCCCGCATTGCTCACACGAGCGCAGCAAGCCGCAGGAGCGTTGCCTCAAAATCTACCCGCATCCGGGGCGCGTCGATTGGATATGCTTTCACTGTCACTTTGACGGATCGGAGGTGGTGCAATGAGCGCGCTAGAAGCCCTAGCCAACTCCTTGATCGGCCTATGCGTCTCGTGGGCGGCAACCTTCTTCGTGCTTGGCTACTCGCCCGGCGAAAGCGCGGCAATCACCGCCATGTTCTTTGGCCTATCATTCACCCGCGCATACGTTCTGCGCCTGATTTTCAAGAGGATAACAACATGAGCCTGCAAGAATACAGGGACTTCATAAACAGCCGAAAGGTTGACGCAAAACTCAAAGGGTTTTCGCCGTCCGCAATCAACCCGGCGGCAAAGCTGCACCAAAAGAAAACGCTGGACTTCTCCTTGAACTCTGGCCGCAGCGCCGCTTTTCTGGATACGGGCCTTGGCAAGTCTTTCATCGAACTGGAGTTCGCGCGGCAATGTGCCGATGAAACGGGCAAGCCGTCCTTGATCCTGACGCCGCTTGCGGTCGCTGGTCAGATGATCCGCGAGGGCCGCAAGTTCAATATCGACGCGCGGCAGATCAGGGAACAATCCGAAGTTGGCGCTGGCGTCATGGTCGCAAACTATGAACGGTTGCCAAAGCTGGACCCTGACACATTCGGCGCGATCATCCTTGACGAAAGCAGCATTCTAAAGTCTTTCGCGGGGCGCACCCGTAACATGCTTATGGATGCTTTTGCGGATACCCCTTACAAGCTTGCAGCAACCGCCACGCCTTCGCCAAACGATCACACGGAACTTGGCAATCATGCAGAGTTCTTGGGCGTAATGCGGCAGCAGGAAATGCTTTCCAAATGGTTTATCAATGACACGTCCACAGCATCCCAAGACTGGCGTTTGAAAGGTCACGCTGTCGAAAGCTTCTGGTCATGGGTAGCAAGCTGGAGCCGTTGCGCAACAATGCCAAGCGATCTTGGCGGCGATGATACGGGCTACATCCTGCCATCAATCGACCGGAAACTGCACCAAGTGGAAGCCGACAGATCAACGGATATTGAGCAAGGAATGCTTTTCCGCATCCCTGAATTGTCTGCTACGTCTTTCCACCAGGAAAAGCGGCTGACAATGAAACAGCGCTGCGAACTTGCGGCAGAACTGGCAACGCATGACAAGCCAGTGACGGTCTGGTGCGAAACAAACGAGGAAAGCGCATTGCTTGCGAAGCTGATCCCCGGCGCTATGGAAGTGCGCGGCGATCAATCACCAGAAGAAAAAGAAAAGCGGTTGCTTGGATTTGTTGACGGTGAATTTAGGGCGATTGTGACAAAACCAAAGCTTGCAGGTTTTGGCGTAAACTGGCAACATTGCAGCCATGCTGTCTTTGCCAGCATCAGCTTTTCATACGAGCAACACTACCAAGCTGTCAGGCGGTCGCATCGTTTCGGGCAATCAGAGCGCGTCCGCAATGACATTGTGATTTCAGATACGGAAGGGGCGATTTGGGCGGCGATCCACGGCAAGAGCGAAAAGCACGAGGAAATGAAACGCCGCATGAGCACGGCAATGAAAACCGCTCAGAATGAAGCATCGACGCGGGTTAAATACGATAGACCGATTGACCTAGCGTTTCCAGAATGGATCAAGGGAGAATGACCATGAAAAAACAACCGGAATACCAAGGCGCAGGCTGGATCATCCACAATAGCGACTGCATCGAGGGGATGCACGCTATGCCAGAGAATAGCGTTGATTGCGCGATCTTTTCTCCGCCTTTTGGCGACTTGTTCGTATACTCTGACAGCGAGCGCGATCTTGGCAACGCTGGCACGGGCGAAAACTTTATCAACCAGTACAAGTTCTTTGCTGAGGCGCTAACCCGCGTTCTGCGTCCCGGCAGGATTGCTTGCGTCCATTGCACAGACCTGCCTATGCGCAAGGGCAGGGACGGGGCTATTGGCCTGCAAGACTTCTCTGGCGATCTGATCCGGGCGCATACGGCGGCGGGCCTTGTGTATCATGGCCGTGCAACGATCTGGAAAGACCCCGTGGTAGAGATGCAGCGCACGAAAGCGCTGGGCCTTCTCTACAAGCAGATCCGCAAAGACAGCGCTATGAACCGCGTGGGGATGCCTGACTATATGCTGTTCTTTCGCAAGGATGCGCCGAATGATCGTCCTATTGAGCATACAGCACCAGCCGACAAGGATGCTTGGAAGATTGCGCTTGATTGGTTTAACGATCTTCGCCGCAATGGCCTTTGCTCGGATACGCCTGACGCCGAACTGATCCAAGAGCTTGTGAGCGAGGTTGAGTTTGACGTCATGCAATGGCAATCGCTTGCCAGCCCTGTATGGATGGATATTCAACAAGGCAACGTCCTGCGTGATTTTCGCAAGGCAAAGGGCGTAAACGATGAAAAGCACGTTTGCCCGTTGCAGCTTGACGTTATCCGCAAATGCTTGCGCCTTTACACCAGACCCGGCGATGTAGTTATGGACCCGTTCAACGGGATCGGATCGACGGGTTATGAGGCCGTCCGCGCGCGCCGTAAGTATATCGGGTTTGAATTAAAGCCGGAATACGCGGAACAGGCCGGATCAAATCTTGCCATTGCAGAGGCGTCACAGAATACGCTTTTCGGCGATGAGTAACAAAAAAGCCCGCCTTAATTGGCGGGCTTACTTCAATCTGAAAAGGTGACCTATGACCGACCCCGTAAACCATCCGGCCCACTATACCGCTCATCCGTCAGGCGTGGAATGCATCCAAATCACGGAACACATGGGTTTTTGCCTCGGCAACGCCATCAAATACATCTGGCGGGCCGACCTGAAAGGAAACGCCATCGAGGATCTGGAAAAGGCGCGGTTTTACATCAGCCGCGAAATAGAACGCCGCTCTAAAAACTCAAGCACCTGACGCGAGGCGTCACTAGCGCCAAGACCGACAATCACCGTCTGTCCTACATTCTCCAAATAGGCAGCAATCGCTTTCTGTTCACCGGAAAGCCTGCCGCCTTTTTGCCGCTTCATCTCAATCCACAAGCCCCAAGCCGGAACATGCAAATCAGGAATACCAGGCGTTACGCCCTCGGCCTTCATAGACTTGCCAACGCTAATCGATCGATGACCGCCATTCGGAATTGCATATAGCAACACGCCCGGAAACCGGGCCCGAAACCAATTCACAAAACCAACCTGTTCTTCATGCTCAGAAGGGAATGTCATCTCCGAACATTTCATCGGCAAGCGTTGCGGTTGTATCTTGCGTGGCTTCCTTGGCATGGTCAACTTTCCTCTCGCTGTAATCAAGCTGTACAATGTCGTGAAATTTGCCATTCGGCTTGATCTTAATCCGGCTTGGCTTTGCCCATGCCTCGCACTCCAACAAGGCGTCATT